AAAACAAATAAAAAGTTTGTTAATTACAATAACAAAATATTAATTCTTGGTTATGGTAGTGTTGGGCAGGCTATTCTGCCTATCATCATGCGTCATATTACCGATACCGCAAGTAATATAACTGTATTGGAGAAAGGTGAGAATAGAGTAACCTTCATCAAACGAAATAAAGGTAATGGTGTTAATTATATTAAGAAAGAGATTCTACCTGAGAATTTTGAAAGTACAATGAAGTCATTAGTTGGTGAAGGAGACTTTGTTATTGATGTATCTTTGAATATTGATGCTATGACCATCATTACCTGGTGTCTGGCCCATGGCGTTCACTATACAAACACCTCATTAGAAAGATGGGGTCATCACCAAGATGAAGTTATTCCTAAATTGTCAGAAAGAACTCTACACCATACACATGCGGTTGTTCGTGCAGCGGCCGCAAAGTATCCTAATGCCGCTACATCAGTAGTTACTCATGGTGCTAATCCAGGTCTTGTAACTCACTTAACAAAACGTGCTCTTGTAGAACTTGCTAAGAAACAAGGTAAGCCAACCGAAGCACCTTTAGACAAAGAAGGTTGGGCACAGTTAATGAAGAAGTTAGGTGTAAAGGTTGTTCATATTGCTGAACGAGATACACAGATTCTCGATGAACCTAAAGAGAAGAACGAATTCGTTAATACTTGGAGTTGTGAGGGGTTTTGGGCAGAAGGTAGAGCACCGGCTGAAATGGGTTGGGGAACACACGAGGACAAACATCCTGAAGAAGGTAAGTCACAAGGTACAGCCGCATATCTAATGAAACCGGGCGTGTCTGTATTAATGAAGTCCTGGGTACCTAAAGGTGGAAGTTATAATGGGTTTCATATTCAACACTCTGAGTCTGTAACTATCTCTGAATATTTCACAACAAGAGACGGTAAATTTAGACCTTCTGTTTATTATGTATATCAACCATGTGATGCTGCTATTGCTTCTGTACATGAGATGCGTGGTCGTGAACTTGATATGCAAACAAAGACTAGAATTGCTAAAGATGAGATCATTGATGGTATTGATGAGTTGGGTGTGTTACTATTGGGCGATAATTTTGGTATGTGGCACGGATCACAGTTAAGTATTCAAGAATCAAGAAAACTATTACCTGGAGAAAATGCTACATCCGTTCAAGTTATTGCTTCACTGTTAGGTGGTATCGTTTGGGCAATTCAAAATCCTAAAATGGGTTATAATGAACCCGAGCGCTTGCCTTATGACTTTGTTTTGAAATATGCTGACCCATATCTTGGGCCTACTCCATTTGTTATGACAGACTGGAAACCACATGATGATAAGAACAGTTTGTTTTATAGAGAATTAGATCATAAGAACCCATGCAAATATGAAAACTATAGAGTATGGACTTAATTATTAATTAAAGGATTGAAATGAAGAAAAATAATAATTTGACATTAATGCAAGAACGTGACTACTTTAAACCATTCTCTTATCCTTGGGCATATGATGCTTGGTTAAAACATGAGCAGTCGCATTGGTTACACACTGAAGTTCCAATGCTGGAAGATGTTAAAGACTGGAAGAAGAAATTAACTCCAGAAGAAAAACAGTTTCTTACACATATCTTTCGTTTCTTTACACAAGGAGACATTGATGTAGCTGGTGGATATGTAAAGAATTATCTACCTTACTTCCCTCAACCAGAAGTACGTATGATGCTCATGGGCTTCGCCGCCCGTGAAGCACTACACATTGCCGCATACTCACACTTGATTGAAACCCTAGGTCTTCCTGAAACGACCTATAGTGAATTTATGGAGTATGCTGAGATGAAAGAGAAACATGAGTATGTTTTAGATATCTCTCAACACAATTCAACAAAAGAAAATACGGCTACACATATTGCTGTATTCTCGGCCTTCACTGAAGGTATGCAATTGTTCTCTTCATTTATTATGTTATTAAACTTCCCTCGCCACGGTAAGATGAAAGGTATGGGTCAGATCATTACTTGGTCTATTGTAGATGAAACACAACACTGTGAGTCTATGATTAAATTGTTTAGGACTTATATTGAAGAGAACCGTGAAATTTGGACTGATGATCTCAAATCTAGAATTTATGTTATTGCTGAAAAGATGGTAGAGTTGGAAGATAAGTTCATTGATCTGGCATTTAAATTAGGACCAATGGAAAAATTAACAAAAGAAGATGTTAAAACCTATATTAGATATATAGCTGATCGTAGGTTGATTTCTCTAGGTTTAAAAGGTGCATTTAAAGTTAAACGTAATCCTTTACCATGGGTTGAAGAAATGATTAATGCACCAACGCACACAAACTTCTTTGAGAATCGGGCTACTGATTATGCTAAAGGAGCCCTATCGGGTGATTGGTCTGATGTATGGGCTTAATTAAATGGAAAATTAAATGACAAATAAAATATTTTCTGGAGAATGTTTATCGTGTGAATCATCATATACTGTAGAGTTTATGGAAGAAATGGTGTCTGAAGAATTACCTGAACACTGTCCGTTCTGTGGTGAAATTATCGAAGAGTTATCTGAAGAATATATAGAAGATGAAGATAACTCCGAAGATGATGAGAAATGGGACTAAACTGGACATATAACGACAAAGACTTTACAGAAGATTTGATTGGTGAACATTATGGTTTCGTCTATAAGATCACCAATTTAACCAACAATAAAAAATATATTGGTAAAAAACTTTTTTATTTTTCTAGAACCAAAAAGGTTAAAGGTAAAAAGAAAAGATATAAAGTGCCGAGTGACTGGCAAAATTACTATGGAAGTAGTGACACGTTAACACAAGATGTATTATCATATGGTCGTGAGAATTTTTCTCGTGAGATATTATACCTCTGTAAGACCAAAGGTGAATGTAATTATCTAGAGGCCAAAGAACAATTCACAAGAAGTGTATTAGAATCGGCCGAATACTATAATACATGGATTATGGTGAAGGTACATAGAACACATATAAAGGCACTTAATAATGAGCTACATTGAAAACATAGAAGAATTGCGAAAAAATATTAAAGAAAAACCTGTAGATGGAATTACATTTCTGCCAGCTGAGGAAGAAGATTGGACAGAAATAGATACTTTTACATTTAATGAACCTGGAGAACCTATTGGTGGCAGTTCTATGGGTAAAGAATATGGTATCGTCTTATTAACTGATGATGGTATAGTTACGGATAAATTTTATGCTATTCTTATTGATCCTCTAGACTATGTTGTAAGAATGATGGGGGATGGTTTTTATGGTGTTATTGGTCGAAGAACTACCACATCAGATAAAATCTTTGATGGTATAATTTCTAGTTTGTCCAAAATGGATGACGAAGAAGATTGACAAACACTGAATAATAGTATATAATGTTAGAACTAATTAATTGAGAGATATTATGTTACTCGTAGACTTGAACCAAGTATTACTGTCAGGATTGATGGCCCAAATTTCATCACAGAAGAATGTGAAGTTAGAAGAAGATTTGATCCGACATATGGTGTTAAACATTATTAGGATGCATGTACGAAACTTTAGATCCGAATATGGTGAAGTGATACTCTGTTGTGATAATAGGAAGTATTGGCGTAAAGAATTTTTTCCGTTCTATAAGGCTAGTCGTAAGAAGAATAGAGAAAAATCTCCATTAGACTGGCATATCATATTTGAGATGTTATCTAAATTCAAACAAGAGTTAAAAGAAAACTTTCCTTATAAGGTCATTGATGTTGATGGTGCCGAGGCTGATGATATCATTGGTACCTTGACACCTCGTTTTGCACCGCATCAAAAGATTCTTATTCTATCCAGTGATGGAGATTTTCTCCAATTACAGAAATATGGATCTAACGTAAAACAATATAATCCAGCACAGAAAAAATATATCATCTCTGAAAATCCACATTTAGAGTTAAAAGAGAAAATCATTCGTGGTGATAAGGGTGATGGTATTCCTAATATGTTCTCTCCATCCGATTGTTTTGTACAAGGTTTAAGACAGAAACCTATTACTAAGAGTGTAATAGATAAGTATCTCAAAGAAGATGCTGAACTCTATGGTGATACTGATAGATCAAACTTTCTCCGAAATGCAACCTTGATTGACCTGACACATATTCCATTTCAAATAAAAGAGAAAATCATAAATACATATGAAGAAACAAAACCGGCCCGTGGTAAATTGCTGAACTACTTTATTCAACATAAACTTAAGAATTTAATTGATGTAATTGAGGAATTTTAATGAAACCCATGTTTGAAATATTTGATGAGTTTGAGTTAGCAACATCAAAGAAAGAAAGAATGGATATTATCCAAAAGAATCTGTCACAAACTTTAGTTGACGTTCTTAAAATGGCATATCACCCCAGTTATCAATGGCATATTGATTCTATGCCAGAAGAATATAAAATACCAACAGATACTCTTCCTGGATTAACCTTTCATCAAATTTCTACAGAACTTCGTAGATTGTATATGTTTCAAAAGGGACATCCTACTGCTGACAAACTTTCTCCTAGAAAAAGGAAAGAGTTACTATTACAACTGTTAGAGTCTATTGAACCTAGAGAAGCCGAAGTTGTTATTGGTATTTTTCAGAAGAATCTAGGTGTTAAAGGATTAAATTATAAATTCGTTAAAGAAGCATTTCCTCAACTTTTACCGTAGGAGAACTAAGTGTCAAAAACTGCCGGAAGATTTCACAAAAATAAATTTTACAACGCTGATATGGATTATAATGATAATTACTCTTCTAAAGAGTTTTTACAGAAACAAAAGAGTAAATTTGATAAGGGTCAAATTAGAGAATTGAGGCAATTGAAAAATCGTGACTATAAAGAGATTGTATCAGACGCATCCTATGAAGAAGATTGACATATATACGTAATTATGTTATAATTGTTATTTTTTGAGTGAAATATACTATGATTATCTATGCCGGTGTGCCAAAAAGTAAGAAACGCAAGCAAGTCTCTAAGGCCAAGCGTGAACAATATGAAAATTGGCTAAAATCTCATGCTCCTGTGAAAGTTAAGAACTTACATAAGCTATCTGCACAAAAAACTTATGAAATTGAGCGTATTGATCACAAAAATATACGTTCTCTTGACGTTGAAGTGCTTGGAGCCTTGACAAAATCAGGAATTATGAAGGATTTTCATAAATTATCAGAGAATGATCGCAAAATTGTTGATCATTTATCTAAATGTGTCGCACCATTACATAAATCTTCATACGTTTATGTGTCGGAAGGCATGAATCCTGCCGGTTTTGGCAGAAAAAATGAAGTTTTATAACAAAGGAAAGAAAATGCAGCAAAATGACAGTAATTTTTTTCAGTCTAAAGTGGATTTAGTTTG